GAATCTGAAAGCGCTACAATACATTGGACTAAGTTAGAACGTGGTGATAAAGTTACGGACTGGACACCAGCACCGGAAGATATGGCTACTAATGATGAACTCAACGAACAGATATCCGCATTAAGCGTGACCACTGATGCTATAAATGCCTCCGTCACTTCATTAACAGCGTCAACAAATGATAAGATTGATAATGTTAACGATAATATTGATAATATTAACAAGGATATTAAAGAACTGTATAACGAAGTTGCGTTATCTATAACTGATGAAAAACTACAGATAGAAATAGAAAACGCTATAAAGAATGGTTCATCTAAAGTTGTTACTAAAACCGGTTTTGTATTTGACGATGACGGTATGACCGTAGATAAGAAAGATGAAACTGGTAAATCTATAAGTCCTACAAACACTAAAATTACCGAAAATGGTATGACAGTAAATAATAATGCTACTGGCGATCCGGTTCTTACTGCAAATAAAGATGGTGTTGATGCAGAAAACCTAAACGCAACAACATATTTAATAGTGGGCGGTAGAAGTCGATTTGAAAATTACACAGATATCGATGGTAATAAACGTACGGCATGTTTCTGGATAGGAGAATGATTAAATGGGCATGAGTGGATTTAGAGATGAATGGGTCACTAATTGGGATACTTTACGGTTCCAGTGGTGGGAAAGTGAACAATCTATAGCTTACAACTATACAACAATAGGTTGGAAATTAGAGTTAATATCAACTTCTTATGGCGCTATGCAATCGTCCGCTGCAAAGTCATGGTGGGTAAACGTAAACGGCAGTTATTATGAAGGTACCAATAATGTATCCATTAATAATAACACTACCAAAGAATTGGCTTCTGGTTATACCACTATATATCATAACTCGGATGGTACTAAAGAATTCTCTTATTCTTTCAGTCAGTATTTTGGAATAACATTTAGTGGTAATCGAATAAATAGCGTAAGTGGTAGTAGTACAGGTACACTTACTTCTATCCCACGTAAAGCAACTTTTAAGTCAAACGGCGTATCGGATTTCGATGACGAAACAGCTCCTACTATATATTTCAATCATCCAGCTGGTAGTGCTTTAGAATTACAAGCCCGTATCATGTGCGGCGATACAGCTATAACCTCATGGAGAATTATAGATGGAACTAAAGACTCATATACATTTCCTTTAGATCAGATCCAATCATATATCTGGACTGAAACTATTAAAAACAAAAGCACATATGTAAATGTCACGTTTGAATTAGCTACGTGGATGGGTAATAGCTTCGAATATGATATATCTCCGGTTAAGAGATGCACAGTCATAAACTGCGAACCAGAACTAAATCCGACTGTTAAAGATATGGGCGATGGATCGTATAAATTGACTGCCGATAGAAATACCATAATTAAGTATTTTAATTATCCGATAGTTGAGTTTAATGCTACTAGTAAAAAAAATGCTACTATAGTTAGCAAAACCGTTGTGTGTGGCTCAAAAAGTGCTACTGCTATAGGTAATGATATTCATCTTGAAAATGTGGATAGTAACGTATTTAAACTTATTGTTGTAGATGATAGAGGAAATAGAGTAGAAAGAGAAATTACAAAACCGTCTTTTATTGAATATACACCGCTTACGTGTAGAGTAGATGTTGAAAAAGATTTACAATCAGATAATACCGCTAATATAAAGCTACATATTAATGGTACGTATTACGATGGATTTTTTGATTCTGCAAAAACGGTCCGTAATGATTTTTATATAGAATATAGATATAAAGGTAAAAATGATGCTGATTATGGATCGTGGGAACGTATAACTAGAGATGATAATGATACTAGTATAGCTGACGGAAACTATAGTGCAGAAGCAACTATTACTATTTCAGATTATCGGGATATATACACTATCCAAGTCAGAGCTTCAGATAGCATATTTTTTGATGCCGGCGGTATATATACAAAAGATATAATCATTAAAATAATACCAGCATTCGACTGGGGAGAAAACGATTTTAATTTCAATGTGCCGGTCTTTAAAGAAGGAAATCCGATGGGCTATTATCCTATTGGTGGTATATTTACTTCTACTGAAAACATCAATCCAGGAGAATTATTCGGTGGAACTTGGCAATTAATGCGCACGTTTTATGGCGGCGAATTAGTCGCACACGGTTCTGCTTGGAATGATAAAGCGAGTTCATTGGTTGCATCTAAGGAACAATCTTATGGTTTTTCCGATATCTTGGGCGGTGGAGTATATGCTAGTAATATTACGAATTACATACCCGATATTTTTACGCCTAGTTCCGGAACAATATGGGTGCAAACAAAAGGTATCGTTGGACTTGTAGAAGCATACATCGAGATATCCGGAATGATAAATTCGGGATGCATCGGAATATGGTTTCATGACGAAAACAAGAATACATTACCATCATCGGTGATTCTTACTGGAGGTCAAGGATTGATGGCTGTTAACGGATCATATTCCGGAGCCGCAACCACATATATGTATAACGTATCAAACTTAGATACCGGTACGGATTTCTTTGTTAATCCTCTATGGAGTACATACGGAGGCTCTATGAATCCAGGTGTTGCTGGAACTAAATCGACATTACACGTAAAAGCCTTTGCTAAAGGCGGAACTACATATATGTGGAAAAGAATAGCATAATAAGGGGTGAATAAAAAATGACACTAGCAGAAATTCTTACATACGGTGGCGGAGGTTTATTTGTATTAATGACACTTGTACAAATAACACCAATTAAAATAAACCCCTGGAGCTGGCTCGGTAAAGTAATTGGGCGGGCTATTAATGGCGAGGTTCTAGAAAAAGTGGAAACGCTTACAAACGACGTAGCTAATAATAAAGCAGACGACGATGATAAGTGGGCTTCCTTAAGTCGATCACACATACTCGCTTTTGGAGATGAGATACGTTTAGGTATTAATCATAGCCAAGAACGCTTTGATCAAATATTACTAGATATTGCTGAATACAAGCAATACTGTGATAGCCACCCAAATTATCATAACGATAAAGCCCCGGTAACAATTGCTCTAATCGAGCAGACTTATCAAACCTGTTTAAAAGAAAATAAGTTTCTATAAATAATATTTAGAAAGGAGAAAGTCAAAATGGAGTTTTTAAACGATTTTCTTGTACTTATTGTTTTGGGAGTATGCTTGTGTGTAGGATATATCATCAAACACGCAATCCCTTCAGACAAAATTAACAAGTATATTCCTTTGATTATGGGAGTTTTAGGTGTAGGCGTCAACGTATGGTTGAACGCTTTTTCTTTTACCCCTGAAATCCTACTTGGAGGCCTTCTTTCTGGTTTGGCCTCTACTGGTTTGCATCAAGTATTCAAACAATTTATTGAAAAGGATGGCGAATAAGTATGGCGACAGCAAAGGATCTTATTAAAATAGCAGAGGCGGAAGTTGGTTATCTTGAGAAAGAGACTAATAAAAACTTAGATAGTAAAACTGCTAATGCTGGAGATGAGAATTATACCAAATATGCAAGAGATTTCGATACTAAGTATACTGACTTCTACAATGGTAAAAAGAACGGTTTTGCTTGGTGTGATATTTTCGTAGACTGGTGTTTTGTTACAGCATTTGGTGTAACTAAAGCATTGGAACTTTTGGGACAACCTAAGAAATCTTGCGGTGCTGGTTGCACATTTTCCGCTAAGTATTTCAAAAACATTGGTTGCTTCTATACGGCTCCTAAAGTCGGAGATCAGATTTTCTTCAAAGATTCAAAGGGTAATCCTTGCCACACTGGTATAGTATATAAAGTTACCACTGACAAAGTATACACTATCGAAGGAAATACTTCTTCTGAAAGCGGAGTTGTTGCTAATGGCGGTACCGTTGCTAAGAAGTCATACGATTTGAATAACAGCCGAATCTATGGTTACGGAAGACCTAAGTATGATGCTGAACCGGTTAAAGCTGCTACTAAGACTAATAAAGTTAAAGAGTGGCAAAACGCAGCTATTAAAGATGGATACAAATTCCCGAAATACGGCGCTGATGGTGATTGGGGTTCTGAGTGTGAGTCTGTAGCTAAGAAAGCTATTTGCAAAAAAAGACTTACTTACACAAATAAGAATCTCACTAAAATCGTACAGAAAGCCGTTGGCGTTACAGCTGATGGTTTATTCGGCAATGCTACAAGAAATGCAGTTATTGCATATCAGAAAAAGAATGGCTTGGTTGCTGATGGAGCAGTCGGTCTTAACACTTGGAAGAAGATTCTCGGTGTATAATTAAAAAAATAGAGAGGGCTCCGTCACTACGACAGGGCCTTTTCTTTTTATCTTTTCGCATCATAAACAGGTCCTTTTATGAGAAAATAGCGAAAGGATGATTCTTATGTGTAAAGTATATGAATTTCCAACTAAGAAGGATTTTCCTGAGAGTTTGGAAGATCGCTTGAATAAAGTAGTTCGAGAACTCGTTAGTATTATGAACGAGGGTTTGGATGCTTTATATGGCGATGAGCCAACTGAAGAGGAATATGCCGACTTTATGGATTCAATGGTTATTGCGTATAATGAATTATTAGAGAAAGCTATTTACGAGTTAGTATGAGGGCCTCACGCAGGCTCTTTTTATTTTGTCCTCGCGAAAATTACATTCTCTTTTATGGAAGAAACTCAAAAACATTTAATAAGGAGAATTAGATATGAAAAAGATATTTACTATGTTGGTAGTTGCAGAGGACACTAATAGAATGGAAAGTGTTTTAAACACATTTCGAATCGGATTAAACGATTGGGATAGAACTAAAACATTTGAAATCGATGGAGTGAAACTTGTTAATTACACAATATTATGTGAAGAAGATCAGTTTACATCTATTGTAAACCAGATGAATGGAACACGAGTTTACTAACCAAAAGAGGGATCTCACACGAGGTCTCTTGTTTTTTCGCGATATAAACAGGCTCTTTTATGGAAGGAAAACCTATTAGGAGGCGTTTAACATGGAAGTTAAAAAAGGCTATGATATTGAAGAAGTAGTTGATGTAATTGAAATGTTAGCAGATTCAAACGGTTTTTACGGACATTTATTAGATGAGATCTTGTATATTGAGGAAAATAAACCTAGAAAATACGAAGCATTCAAGAATATTATTGAGAAACAGGAATTTCAAGATCCTGTGGACGTAGTAGAATTCTTCGAGCATTAGGTTGAGTCCTTATACAAGGGCTCTTTTTTTTCGCCACATAAACATTGTCTATTATGGAATAGAATCTAAAGGAGGTAATTTAAATGAGTATCAAAATGAATAAAGATCAGGTTGGTAGAATTATCATAGGGACTGGTAAAGCGATTCTTTGCGGTTTATCATGTCTAGCTTTAATTGTTCCTAATGTAGATAATAGCATTAACTCAGTGAAGAGTTTGAGAGTGAAAGCTAGTTATAGCGAAGCTATCAAAGCTATCATGGGTAGTAACATGCTGGATTCTTACAAAAAGGATACGGTTGAAGTTGTACAGAAAGACCAAAACGAAGATTACTACAAAGCAGTTATCGAAGTGGTTAATTCTAATATGCTTGATCGTTATAAAGTAGACACTATTAAACAAATTACTAATTAGGTTTATATTTCCGAATTAAGTTTGGGGCTTTCAAGCCCTTTTCTTTTTACGCGGTAGAAACATTTAATATTATGGGAAAATGGAACCCGGGTTGGTAGGTTGCAGATCGAAAGATCGAAAGATTAACTGGGTCTGGTTCAACTCCAGATGAAAGAGACAAACTCAAGACATTTTCTTTTTCTTTTCTACAATTCAAAATGGAGTTGTATTCGCATCATAAACATGTACTGTTATGGAAGGAAGAACTACTCCCGTACGTAAAGTATCGGAGCAAGCTTCTGGAATAGTTAAGACGGTTAGTCCTAATGGAAGGATAAGAGGGTTACCTCAACGTCGTGAGTTAGAATCTCACACTATTCCTTTTTCGTTTTCTCGCGAGATTAACAGTGACTATAGTGAAAGGAGATGTAAATCATGAAAGTAAAAGTTATTATTGAAGAAGTCATAAGTCAAACATTTGAGGTTGAGGTAAGCGATCTCGACAATGCTTACGAAGAAATACGTGAGAAGTATAAAAAAGGTGAGTTAGTTGTTGTAGATCCTTGTTTAACCGAAGCAAATGTCAATATTTGTGACGAAAAGGGAGAAGTAACAGACTGGCTTGATTTGCATGTCAACTAAAAGTAAGAGGCTCCGTCACTACGACGTGGCCTTTTCTTTTTCTTGTACATTAAGCTAGTCTACTTTTAAGCAGAACCCCTTAATGTACAAATACAATGAAACCCCGCCATTACTGGCAGGGCCCGGGGCTTAAGCGAATTTCCAATGGATATGGATTACTTCGCCATCTATTGATATTTTCTCTATTAATTCTCGGATAAGGAATTTGACCTCGTCCATATCACCTTCGTCAAGCACGTCGCATAAACTCAACGCAATCTCAACAGCATCTTCTCTAGCCATCTTTTCTTGAGTGTTTTCCAAGTGACTAATCTCATCAGTAAGACTTTCTTTTTCAGCAGCCAACGGTTTAATCTTATCTTGTACCGCTTCGAAATCTATACCACCTATTGAATACAAGTCCATTAATTTACTAATTTGTGATTCTATCGTTTTAATACGTTTTGCAAGTACTTTTATTTTTGCGGAAGTATCATCCTCGAACGTCTCTATCTCGAAATCGTCAGGGTGTAGTGCTAGTTTTCTAATTTCGCCTAAAACTTTTTCCTCTAGATCAGCAGATTTCCAATTCTTATTTGTACAGCGTTGGTCTCGGGGTATATTCTTCCATTTACCAGTGTTAGCAGTACGTTTGTAACAGGTATAATAACCCCACTCTTTAGTTCCAGATCTAGCCAATCTATAAAAATACTTATTATCGCATTGATCACAATTAACCATGCCTGCAATAATTGAATTTATTCTCGGTTCGCGGGCTTCGACCTCTCTGTCTCGTTCTTCTAATATTTGTTGGGCTTTCTCAAATGTTTCATCGTCTATGATTGCTGTGTGAATTCCTTCATACCACTCGTCCTTATACGACACCATACCGATATAATGCTTATTTTCTAGCATATCTCTCAAATGATGCTTACCTTCCCATGTAACGCCGTTCTTACTTGTGTAACCTTTTTTGTGTAATATATTAGCTATTTGTCGTTGGGACAACCTTAGATTGAACAGACGGAACATTTCTTTGACCTGAGTTGCTTCATATTCGTTAATTTCAAGTTCTCCGTTTACCATATCATAGCCATAAGGTGTACAAGGACTGCCACACCAGCGACCACTTTTTGCTCTACCAACTTTACCAACTTCCATACGCTCTTTAATCTGCTCCCTCTCAAGTTGAGCGAAGACACTTAGAATTCCTACCATCGCTCTCCCGAAGGGTGTGCTTGTATCAAGATTCTCTGTCATACTGATGAAGTCTACGCCATTTGGCAAGAATACGTCTTCAATAAGTGTTAGAGTATCTTTCTGCGAACGTGATAGTCGATCAAGCTTATATACCAATACCGCATCGAAACGACCGTTTTCAGCATCCTTAATTAGCTCCTGTAAGCCAGGACGATTCGTATCAGCTCCTGAGTAACCAGCATCTGTGTATATTTTATGGACTTCCCAACCATGAGCTTCGCAATACAGTTTCATACGATCAACTTGTTCATTAATGGAATAACCGTCTCGAGCCTGCTCTAATGTTGATACCCTTGGATATAATGCTATTCGTTTCTTAGCCGCACTTCGTTTTTCCGCAAGTTCTTTTCTATTCATTTCTCTTCTTTGTCTGTTAGTCATTTCTACCTATCCCCTTTATCTACGATGTCTATTGCCAGCTGTAGGGTATTCATCACCATTTGTTTCTCAGTCTCAGAGACAATACGTTTGCCGCATACAAGACGTGGTTCTTCCAATATGAATATTATTAATTGGTTGATAGCTTCACATATATCATGTGTCTTACCGTCCGTACGCTCCATGTTTTCGCTCTTGCCTATGAGCCACAACGGGTTCACATTCAAAATGGTGGCTATAGTCTCCACCACCGGCAACTTAATATTTCTTATGTCTCCGTTTTCATATCTGTGTATAGTAGCCTTACTCAATCCCGTATAAGTAGCTATGTCTACTACAGATATATTCAAGGCTTTGCGACGTTGCTGTATTCGCTTGCCTATTTCTTCGTTCTTCATATATTCACCTCCATGTTTATTATAAGCTAATTTTTCGCGTAATGCGAATTTATTATAAACGTCACGCGACTTTCATTCTTTATTCTAAGTTTTCTCACATATAGTGATTATTATACTAATTGTCGCATAACGCTACAACATTTGATACGAGGTGACGCATAATGATAAACACAAAAGAAATTAAGAAATTACTTATAGATAAAGACTTAGGAATAAAAGACATTGCTTTATGCCTGGGTAAATCATATTCCAGCGCATTACTAAAGATAAATGGCGAACTCCCAATCACGCTTGGTGAAGCTGATAAAATTCAGACTCTTTTAGGAATAAGTGATTGCAATTTTGGTTTCTATTTTATGAGTCATAGTCGGGAGGTGCGTGAATGATTATACACCATATGAGTGACGGTACAATACGTAAAAGTATTGAAGGAGTGCGTATACCTACCAAATTTGACAGTGTATACGCTTTAGCATATAAAAAACGTATCAAGGGAGAAAAACAAAATGGCAACAGTAATACGTCCAGAAGTTTCAACAAAAAATAAGTATTACATAGATAAACATCGACACTATGAATTAAAGCATTTCTGTTTACAGTATCCAACATGGAAAAAGACATACGTGGAGCTTAACAATGTTGGAATCGCAGTTTCATCAATTGATAGGATACCAACGAGTAATTTACCTGGTGATCCAACAGCAACACGAGCAATGGCTAAAGCTCAACTCACTGAGCGAATTGAAATGATTGAAAATATTGCTCGAGAAGCGGACGACTACTTATGGCAGTACATATTAAAAGCTGTAACCGAGAATCTTTCATATACATATTTAAAAACAAAGTTTGATATACCATGCGGAAAAGACATGTATTACGACCGCTATAGAAAATTCTTTTGGTTATTAAATAAGGTAAGAGGTTAAGGAGCTGTATATTGATGAATGATAATGAACTTAAAATAGTTGTGCGAAGCAAGGCTAGATTAGCTAAAGGACTCGTAAATTTATTAAAGGACGACGTGGATCAAATCTGGAATGACGTCAATGCGTTTGATATGGTTAGTCTGGAAGAGACTATTAATGATACTAAACGAACCGCTCAACAGCTAATGAATATAGCAATCGAACTGGAATACTATCATTATCTGTTGAAAGAAGACGCGTAAAAAACAATTAATATTATGAGAAGATATAGAACTAAAACTATATTTAAAATTATTTGGAGGTATTTATTATGGATGATAAAAACATTAAAACAAATGAAACTGAACATAAAGAAGAAACTCAGTACGTAATTGGTGAAGATGGACGTGTTATACCATATGAAGTATGGCTTGAAGACAAATTAAGTAAACGATAATAAGTTCTAATAATTCTCAAAGGTAAAGGCATAACGCCTTTGCTTTTTTATTTTAGGTTAACGTATTTTAATCTAGATTTAATCTCCCGTACGTAGGTGACCGTAATACATGCTATTTTTGTATTGTGAAAAAATCCCGGGGGAGACTTTTGAAAAAATCATTTGAAAGGAGATCAAAATGGAGACGGGATTTATAGTACTTATTGTTATCATGACTATTATCGGTGTTGTAGTAGGTTTGCTAATTGGTAAAAAGATAGCCGAGCGCCGATATCTACGTGATACGCAATACACACAAGGAACGCTTAATATAGATTGTAGCGATCCGGAGTTTGAACCAGGCATATTTTTAGGACTTGGTGTTCCGGTTAGGGATGTTACGACGAGAAAATACGTAACACTTGACATTAATGTGCTTTTGAAGAATTCGCATGAATAACAATTGCTATTATGGAACATTAAGTTCGACAAAATCGAAAGGGGACGATCTTATGAGTAGTGTAAACGTTGAAACACTATTGTACGATGCGATGGAGACCGATTTTACGACGCTTAGTGAGACTGATCTTGGCTCAGATGAGCGTAAGGCAGCGTTAGACGAACTAACTAAGCTAATGGACAGAGCGATCGAGATTGAAAAAGTCGAAATCGAAAGCAAACACAAGGCTGCAACTCTTGAGAGTGAACAGCTTATGCGTAAGCAGCAGATGGAAGACGAGAAAAAAGATCGATTGATCAAGAACCTTATTAGCACGGCTGGTATCGTATTACCGATTGCACTTACTATCTGGGGCACGAAGGTTTCGCTGAAGTTCGAAGAAGAGGGAACATTCACGACAATAATGGGACGAGGTTTCATTAACAAGTTGCTTCCTAAGAAGTAAGAACGATGAACCAAAGTTTGGGGTTGTGGAAACGCAACCTCTTTCTTTTTTCTCCCTATTCGCGTGAAAAACTAGTTGTATTATGGAAACTATTCATAAAACAATTTTGTGATTATAAGGGAGGAACTATTATGGCCGCAGTAATGATTGGTCTTGGAGTAATGCTTATTATCATGGGAATTACAAACTTGAAAAAGTGACCGAAGGGGAGCCCTCAGGGGCTTTTCCTTTTCTATTTTTAGAGGTGATCTATGCGTTATCATTATGAAAAACCAGCTTTTTATTCGTCTATGTACGGTAATATACATATATGTGATCACCCAGCTTATGATACCTGCACTTTATTCAAAATGGATAGTCGAGGTTTAGCGGTGATACAACAGAGATTTAATTCTCATACAAAGCAAACCTGGTGGAGTGAAATTGATCCGTGGTTAACTGATAGTTTGTATCTACATCCGAATTTTAAAGATCTGTTTGAGGAACGTTCTGGTGAGGATACGAATGGTATATATCCAACTATTACAATTAGACAATTGATGTGGGCTTTAAAGATGAAACCACTACCAAAAGAACGTTGGGAAACGTGCTTCGATAGAAAAAATATATAGACTTCATCACCTTTCGCGGAATAAACAGCCTCTATTATGAGAAATACATCAAACGGAGGTAATTATCATGACTGTTGAGAAATTCATTAGAATTTTAGGCTATATTGTATATGCATTGTTATGGTCACCTGTGATTGTATTAGGAATAATTATATTACCTATTGTAAACATAATTATATTCAAATCAATTACACTTGGCTTACGTGTATTTGCGTATGGTGTAAAATCAGGAATTAATCACGACATGACATTCATCGAAACTGGTGTGTGGTATTAAAGAGAGGGGTCTCAGCAGAGACTCTTTTTCTTTTGATTCTCAACTTCGCGAAAAAAACAGTTGCTGTAATGGAATAATATTAATTGGAGGTTATTAATATGATTACTTTAAGCGTATTAATGGTTATATTACTGGCAGTAGCGATTGTAGCTGCAGTCATCACATTGATGTGTGGCGCAGGATTTATCGTTGCGTTTGGTGATGTGATCATATGCGGATTAGTCATTGCATTACTCGTTAAGTTATTCAAACGGAAGAAATGAGTCCTAACAAGGGCTCTTTCTTTTTTACTATAGCAAGACTGCAAAATTCGCGAAAATAACAAGGTGTATTATGAGAAAGGTAATCGTTAGCTCAATTGGTAGAGCACCAGATTTAATATCTGTTGGTTGCGGGTTCGACTCCCGTACGTAAACTTTTCTTTTTATCTTTTCACTATAACCCGAAAGGTGATGAGGAAAATGAGTAAACTATTAAACAAGTCACAGGCGTTCGTCAAACGTAATTCGTCTACAATTCTAACATGTGTAGGCGCAGCTGGAGTCATCGCGACTACAGTAACAGCAGTAAAGGCTACACCAAAAGCTATATTGTTATTAGAAAGAGCGAGAGAAGACAAGGGCGATGAACTTACTAAGTTCGAAACGGTCAAAATAGCAGCTCCTGTTTATGTGCCTACAATCGTATTGGGTGTATCAACACTAGCATGTATATTTGGAGCAAACATACTAAACCAACGAGCTCAAGCTTCTCTTATGAGTGCGTACGCGTTGGCTGACAGTAGTTATAAAGACTACCGTAAAAAAGTTGATGAACTCTATGGCGAAGAAGCAGGAGCTCAAGTAAGAGCCGAAATAGCAAAGGATAAGTACGAAGAGAATCCTATCAAAGTAGATGATGGTAGAAGACTATATTATGACACTTATTCAATGCAATATTTCGAAGCTACTCCATATGAAGTTCAAAGAGCAGAGTACGAGCTTAATAAAGCACTGATGATAGAAGACGGTGTATGCTTAAACGAGTGGTATAGACTGACTGGTGCTGATCAACTCGAGCATGGCTTTGATTTCGGATGGACTGTTGGCGCAAATATGGAAGCTTATTGGCAAACATGGATTGACTTTAAGCATGAAAAAGTCGTTATGGATGATGGATTAGAGTGCATTCTAATTTCGTTTGAGCAAGATCCATTCCCAGATTTCGAAACAATGTACTAACTCGCGAAGTATACAAGTCCTGTTATGGAAAGGAAGTGATTTAAGATGATGGATAAAACGAAAGTTACTAAATATCTTATGTTAGGACTTGGAGCAGCATTAACATTGGGTGCAAACCTTGTTAATACTAAGAACCAAGACAACAAGATGAATGAAACAATCGCTGAAAAAGTCAAAGAAGCACTTGCGAACCAAACAAAAGAGTCTTAAAAAAGAACTTATAGAGTCCTTTAAAAGGGACTCTTTTGTTTTTATAGAAAGGAGATGTGATAAAAATGAACAAACAAGTTCTATCTAAAACATTTAGAGACATGAAACTATCGTTGTCAAAGCATAGTCCAGAAATCCTTATCGGTATAGGAATCACTGGCATGGTAACTACTACCGTTCTTGCTGTTAAAGCCACACCAAAAGCAATACAATTGATCGAGCAGAAGAAACAAGAACTGGACGTAGATAAGCTTACTCCGGTAGAAACAGTTAAGACTGCATGGAAGTGTTATATTCCAGCAGCAATTAGCGGTACAGCAGCCATTGCTTGTATTATTGGTTCTAATTCTGTACACGCAAAACGTTATTCAGCTTTAGCTACGGCATATAAGATATCCGAGACTGCATTTACTGAGTATCGAGATAAAGTCGTAGAAACAATTGGTGAAAAGAAAGAGCGTACGATACGTGACAAGACCTCAAAAGAACAGGTCGAACAAACTCCTGTACACAAGACTGATATTATAGTCACTGGTAAAGGTAATACTTTATGTTTCGACCCTCTGTCTCATAGATATTTCTATTCAGATCTTGAAAAGATTCATCGTGCAGCTAATACATTAAACTACGAAATTAACACAAACCCATTCGATAGTGGCGTTACGTTAAATGACTTTTATACAGAAATTGGTCTACATGGAACTACTGTCGGTGAAAGCTTGGGATGGAATCTTCATACCGGTATGATCAAGATTTACCCGTCTGCTCAAATGGTCGAAGAAGGCGAAGAGCACGAAGGCGAACCGTGTATGGTATTGAATTTTGAGAATGCACCTCAATATACGTGCTTTATGTAACAAATACAAAATTCGCGTAAAAAACATGTAATATTATGGGAAAACCTATGTAAAAGTATTTTATGAAAGAGAGGTATTTACTATGGAAAACAAGGAACTCATGAACTATGAGAACATCGAAATCATCGACGCTGAGGTCGTTGCTGATGAGAAAGCTGGTATTGGCACTGGCGTAGCGATGCTTATCGGAGCTGGTTTGACTCTCGCAGTTGGTGCGGGCGTTAAACTTGTGAAGAAATGCGTTGCTGCAGTCAAAGCTAAGAAGGCAGCTCAAGAAGCCGATGAAGTTGTCTATGAAGATGACGAGGACATGGAGTAAGTTGCTAAAACATAGCAGCGCTTCTACGTAAGTATTTTATGTAGTAACCAAAAAAGGGGTACCTTTTACGAGGTATTCTCTTTTTTTTATTTTCAATAGATTGTTCCAGAAGGAGATGAGTCAAAATGAGTGAACCTGTATACACTCCAAATTCGCATAAATTTAAGGAAGAACAAAAAACAGCAGCTTCTGAGGAAAAGCGAATTCAGAAAGTAGTTAAGAGTCCCGCAAAGACTAAGAAAAACGAAGTTCGTAAGCTAGCCGATATCTTTATTTCTGAGGATGTTTCGAGCGTAAAGAACTATATCTTTATGGATGTATTAGTTCCAGCTATTAAGAAAGCCATTTACGACATCGTTACAAACGGTATTGATATGTTCTTGTATGGCGGAACTGGTAAAAATAAGAATTCTTCTAGTGGTGGTAGTAAGGTATCTTATCGAAACTATTATGAGCAGAAAAATAGTCCAGGATATCGACCTCAAGAGACTAATAGAGTTCATAGCGGATTCGAGTATGAAGACGTTATATTCCCCAGTCGTGGAGATGCTGAAAGCGCTAAGCAACAAATGCAAGATATAGTTGCTAGATATGGTCTTGTTACAGTTAATGACTTGTATGAAATGGCGATGTTGTCAGCACCATATACTAGTCAAAAGTATGGCTGGATGGACGTAAGTAACGTAACTGTTGAACGAGTACGTGATGGATACGTATTGAGATTGCCTAGAGCAGTACCTATTGATTAAGGAGATAATTTATGAGTAATTCAAAAGTAACTAGCGAGTCTATGTCTCCTGAAGTTTTTCAGAAGCTTCTTGATGAGCTAGACGGTAATAGTCTTGAAACTTTGAAGACTAAGAACGCCAGATATAGTTCAAATGGCGATAGTTTGCACAATTTCCGCAAAGGCGGCGAGGTGCTTGGAGGTACACCAGCTCAAGCATGTTGGGGTTATATGACCAAGCATCTTGTGGCTCTTAGAGATATGGTCCAGCGTGACGATTTCTCTAACAGAGAAGACTTCCTGGAGAAGTGTCAGGATACTATTAATTATGTTCGTTTCTTATGGTGTATCGGAAACGACGGTTTATCAAATGGCAAATCTAATAAGAAGGAGAATGATTAATCATGAAAATCAATGAATTGACTACTGTTGCAACTCGTGCTTTTCATAAAGCTGGGTTCCAACTAAAAAAACATAGTCCTGAAATTCTTGTTGTAACAGGCGTTGTTGGTACAGTTGTTGGTGCGGTAATGGCTTGTAAGGCTACTACTAAAGTAAGCGCTATTATCGAAGAGACTAAAAAGAATGTTGATATTATTCACGAATGTGCTGATAATCCTGAATTTGCAGAAGAGTATACTCAGGAAGATGCTAAGAAGGATCTTACTATTGTATACGCTCAAACTGGTTTGAAGCTAGTTAAAACATACGCACCTGCTGTAGCTATCGGTGCATTGTCAATCACTAGCATTCTTGCTGGTCATAATATTTTACGTAAAAGAAATCTGGCATTAGCTGCTGCATATACAGCTGTAGATACTGGATTTAAAGAGTACCGTGGTCGTGTTATTAAGCGCTTCGGTGAGCAGCTTGACAAGGAGCTTAAGTACGATATTAAAGCTAAAGAAATTGAAGAAACTGTTGTAGACGAAAAAGGTAAGGAAAAGACTGTAA